GCTGACATTTGTTTCGCTGACATATTTGATTCTGTACCTAATACCCATTCTCGGCCTTTTTGTCCAGCATTCTCTCTAGTTTCTGGACAGGCTGTATACCAATACTTCATTGCCTTTGTTAGTTCCTTATAATCGACTCTATCATCAAAGATATATGGAGTCTCAGGCGAGCCCTGTAAACTCCTATTACTGGGGAAGACTGGGAAAGCCCAATCTCCACAATCTAGGAATGTACCATTATGATTGGTAGGGAACTCTGACGTAAATTCAATCCACTCACCATCCTTATCTTCGAACCTACAGCCATCCTGTAATCCTCCTGTCACATTATTAATGATAGGAGTGCCAGCGTGTAATGATTCGCACCAAGAAATTCCAAAGCCTTCATTCGACCCGATATTAATTGTAACGTCAGCCATATTATAATAGAAGTTTAATATACGCTGGTCAACTGGCGATGTTGAAAATATAACTTTGTACTTAGGACATACAGCATTCTTAACTGCTAACAAGTCTGTGCCATTCGGGTCTACTAATTGTGTATGCATGAATAACGCACACTTACTAGACTCTTCCGGCGGAAGTCCTTCACAGAATTCATTGAACGCTAAAATTACATCGCTCGGCTGTTTACGTCTAATATTTCTGTTATTCCAGAAGAATATGAAATCAACATCGTTAGATTTTTTAAAGTTATCGCGCCATTTCGAATACGCTTCCCAATCTGGGTGGTCATCTGCTATCTTATAGAACTTCTTTCTGTTAACTCCATGTGGTACCCACTGTACAGCCCAGTCTGGCTTTGGATTCTCCCGAATAACATTCTTAACAATATTCTGTGTTTGTCTCGAGATATTCATTATCAAATCACAAGACTCGTAATACGGCTCATTCCAGAATGGATAAGGCAAATCATCCCAAATGCAATAATACATGATAGGAATATGCTGACGTATAGGATGTTCAATATCATACAGCCATTGCCAGAATCTAGGATCTGTAAAGTGCAATATTGCATCTGGCTTTTCCATATTTAATACTTCTTGAAGAACAGCGGCATTTCCATAGCCGTTATGTGCATAAACTTTAACAGATGCATCCTCAACGCCTGTATGTAGTGCTACATCAGCTGATAGATCATGTACCTGGCCGTGATTTGGATGGTTAATAATGGCTCCGAGCTGTACCCAATCGTACTTATCACACGTGCCCATTACAAACTCATTTGACATAGTAGCGATACCACTATGCGTACGCAAATCATCGCTTAGTAATAATATCTTTGGTTTTTTTGGCTTATCCGGATCTACCCGTCGAAGCTTCGGTAACTCAATTTTATTCATTCAAATATCCTACGTAACTTTATTATAAATATGGTATACGGTTATTAAACCTTGGTTTTGCCATTACTATGATTAAACATTCCATATACATTAATACCGATGATTACAGCGCTAAGTACTAAATGACTAAAGTTATCAATATAGCAATCATAAATTATCCATCCAATATCTCCCAGTATCCATAGTATGAATGCTGTAGTAGTATTTAATCGAGCATTAAATATATACCCGCCAAGTACTAAAGCCGTACTAAACCATCCTAGAACTTCTATCATGTGATGATTGTTACTTTTTTATTTAGTTTCAATGCCTGATTGATAGCAGATTTAGTGCCATCAGCTTTATCCCCCCTCGAAATAAATGCGATCATCTTATCACAAGCCTTTGCAATTAATCCATTGCGATGGTGGAATTGTGATACATGATATGGCTTGCCATAATAATGCTTAGGCATTTGAGAATACAAGTTCATTGTAGTATGTGCTGGATTATATTCGTGGTATGTAACACCGAAGTCAATTGCATACTTACGCACATACTTATCAGCTCCATCTTTTGCGCCGCCTGATATGATAATTAACTCATCCCCAAAACGTTCTTTTAAACGAAAAACTGCATCTTGAATCTTTCGTCTATTCTCATACCGGCGACTACCTATCATTGCAATCTTCATTCTTTAATACGATCTACTTTAGGACACATTCCGTTATCAGCGAATTGACAATACTTACAATTCTTACCATTCTTACCAGCGATAGCAGGATATAGCCGTTCTGTATTATACGTACCATCCTCATTAAAACAACTAGATACAAAACTATTAATAGAACGCACTAGATTGTTACGAGTAGGCTTGCCAGATGCCGGAATGAAATCTACTACACGTTTTTGAGGAAACATTGCACCTTCAATCAATTTACGCTTGACAATCATATACTTGATATCAATCATATCAACAGGGATGCCTGTCTGATCAGCAAAATATGTTTTATACAATACTAATTGAGATATCTTAGCCTTATCTTTCTTTTGGTATTTATTCCATCCTCTAGTAGATGTTTTGATATCAATGATAGTTATACGTCCGGTCTTCTTATTACGTATTACAATATCAAGAAAACCTTTCATCATCACATGAGAGTTTTCATTACTCACTGGATGATAAATTAACATTTCAATGCCTAAGAGCTCTTCCGTCTTCTTAGAAAAATACTGTCCTCGTCTCTTTTTGAACCAATCTAAAATTGCTACGCCATCATCATAAAACTCTTCGAGCTCAAACTTGTTAGAGAAATGTTCGCGCATCTGTCCATATGCATTACGGTACTCTGTATACATATTATCACGCAATATCTTATTAATAGGAAGATTGTCTGCAGCTTTTGCAGACTCCTGATACATTACAGTAAGATAGTGTTGTAGCGTTTCATGAAAGGCTGTTCCGAATACTGTATGAATAGATGCTTCATACGGAGCAGCTTTCTTAATATACGTCAGTTCCCATTTCTTAGGACAAGTCTCATACATACTATACTGTGAGTATGAGATACGTACATCATCTTTTTTCTGTTCTGGTAACGTAAATTCTAGAAATGTATTCATTCCGTCATTGGCTTATCGAGCTCGTCATGGTCTAATCGCATATAATTTATGAAGTAAACTAACAATATCCAAATCTTTTTTCTTCATTTCGACTTAAAGTATTTCTTAAGTTCTCGGACTTGTTCTATATCGATTTGTAATATTGCAGCAGCCCTACGTTCTAGGTCTTCTACTTTCTTCTGATGCTCTTCATATTTTCGCCGTTTCCGTTCCTTGTCGCGCTGATATATACGTTGTCTAGCCTCACGTATCTCTTTAGGATCCATCGGCGCCCACTTAAGTTCGTCTTTATCTAGTCGTAATGGCTTCTTACTCATTCAATCGTTGTTTTAAAGGTCTTGCATTGCCGTCTTCATCCTCGAACCATATAGAATGTGCTAGCTCAATCTCTCTCATAGTAATTGAAGATGCTTTGAAATCTGCGATAGTTATATCATCAATATCGATATCAGACTTCCGTTCAATCAAATCATCACGCTTAAGTCTAATATAACGTTTAATGTACTCCATAATTATTGCTCATTAAATTGACTAAAAACTAAAGATAATGCATACAAACTCTGTATATTCACGCAGTCATAAACAGTATCATGAACGTCGATATATGCTCGACCATCTTCTTCAAGGACAATTGAAATTCCTTCCGTTATATCATATATCCAATAATATCCTGAGTCATCATCATCAGTGTCTATCGTATAAAACTCCTTGCGGGCGCCTATTGATATCATAGTATCCTCTGTAACTTTATATTCTGTTAGTAGCGGCATTTGATTGACTATACTACGTACAGCTGTACCGAATTCTTGATCATTTGGTATGTCTTTCGATAAAGATTGGATTCGGAGCAGGAACACGCTCATACCCATTATAGTTTCAATATCCGAATCGTTTAGTTTCATCATTATACTATTTTGTCAGTTTTAATAATTGCGTAACTTCTTTATCTGATTTACCGTACATTTCAACAATTGCTTTAACTTCTTCAGTCGGCATTAATTCCAAGTACTGTGTAACGGCTCTATAAGACTCTCCAAAGTGAACTGCTAACAATTCAATTAGTTCTTTATTATACTTAGTAGCCTTCTTACCTTTAATATACTTATCGAACGTCTTTGCCTTAGGTAACAGGTCATAATACAGTTGATATACATGTTTCTTTGATAGCGGCCCGATTGTATACTGCTGAAACATATCTACTATCTCAATATAATCCGGGTTCATTGATAGAAATCTATTTATCAAATATGGCGTAAATGACTTTCGATCTGCCTCACTGAGATCTTCCCATGGAGTTTTCTTCCAAGTTATCCCAGCGAGGTGATCAAATAATGTTTTAGGTTTAACTGTCGACATTACATCATTGGCATTTGCATTGCCTGGTCTTCATTATCTGACGGTATGTTAGTAATAACACAACTCGTCGTTAACATCGTCCCGGCTACAGAAGCTGCTTTCTGTAATGCAATCCTTGTCACTTTAACAGGATCAATAATACCAGCTTCAACCATATCAACTACATTTCCATTACGTATATCATATCCCATACATAATGAATCATAACTATCTAGTTCATTCAAAATTGAATCAACATCTTCAATTCCAGCATTCCTCATCATAATAGTGAAAGGAGTTCGAATTGCATTATGTACAATATCCGCGCCAGCTTTTTGATCATCATTATCAAAGTCGGCTGGAGTATCAGTGAAATAGTTTAGTAATGCAACTCCTCCGCCCGGTACAATCCCCTCTTCAACAGCTGCTTTAGTTGCATTCAAGGCATCATCAACTCTATCCTTCTTCTCCTTCATTTCAAGTTCTGATTCAGCTCCTAAACGTATTACAGCGACTCCTCCTGTCAATTTAGCTAACCGTTCCTGCAGTTTCTCCTTCTCATATGCCGAATTACCTGATACTTCAATTTGTCCTTTAAGTTCATTGATTCTAGCTTCAATCGCAGATTTCTCCCCTCTGCCATTAACAATGGTAGTACTATCCTTAGTGATAACAACCTTCTCTGCAGTACCTAATTTAATTCGTCCCACATCTTCAAGTTTCAATCCTGCCCTTTCGGATACAACGGTCCCTCCTATTAATATACCAATATCTTCTAAGAGATCATACCTTTTTGCACCAAAACCTGGAGCTTTTACTGTAGCAACGTTTACTGCCCCTCTAACCTTGTTCATAACCAGAGTAGATAAAGCTTCTCCGGCTACATCTTCTGCAATAATTAATATAGGCCTCGCAGTCTCAACTGACGTTTCTAGGAATGGAACAATTGATTTCATTGTGCCAATCTTTCCATCATACAATAAAATGAGAGGATTTTCTAACTCGGCAGTCATCTTATCTCTATTCGTTATAAAGTATGGAGATGAATAACCTTGCATGAATTTAAGCCCTTCTACTACCTCAAGTTCAGTCTCGGCCGTCTTTCCAGTTTCAACTGTAATCACTCCATCACGACCAACCTTTTCCATTGCCTCTGCAATTATTGCTCCGATCATACTATCATTGTTTGCTGAGATAGTTCCCACATCACGAATGCTATCATTATCCTCCACTGGCGTTGCTATGCTCTGCAAATACTGAACAATTTTCTCTACTTCCTTATTGATACCACGTGTTATCTCTACTGGGTTAGCGCCTTCATCAATCTTTTGATGTCCCTTTGAAAGTATTGAATGAGCTAAGATGGTTGACGTAGTCGTGCCATCTCCAGCCTCATCATTTGTTTTGGTAGATGCCTCTTTAATCATCATCGCTCCCATATTCTCTACAGGATCTTCCAACTCAACTGCTTTCGCTACAGATACCCCATCTTTAGTAATACTAGGCCCCGTAAACTCATTTTCAATCACTACCGTTCTACCTTGTGGTCCTAGTGTTGATCCAACTGCCTCTGCTAGCTTGTTCACTCCAGCCATCAACTTTGTTTGCGCGTCTTTATTAAATGTCAAATCTTTTGCCATAACTTATTCCTTTTTTTTATTTCAGTACATCTAAAAGTTTAATAATAGTTGCTGCAGCATGAATTTCTTTATCTGCTACAAATGCATCTTGATATTGAGCCTCTGCCAATATTAATATTACATGGGCTAGATGACCCGTACCATAACTATCTATTTCATCATATAAATATTTGTATAGCGCCGTAAAGTCCTTTACTTTGCTATCTGCGATCAATTGTCTCGCATCTTTGAACGCTGTCTTCTTATCCTTATGCTTTATGATCTCTAACAGTTTACTCATGTAGTTGGCTTGAATCACTGATGTCTCATCTAACTTCAATGTTTGATCTACCACTTGAGATTGTATTGAATTCAATACCATTCTTATATCCGGATAACCTGCATTGATAATTGTACTTACATCTGCCAACTCATATTTAACTTCAAGTTCATCCAATATCTGCACTACTCGCATTGCAACCTCTTTCTTATTGGGAGGTGCAATTTGAAATGCTTGACATCTAGATTGTATCGCCGGAATAATCTTATCTACATAGTTACATGTAAGAATGAACCTTGTCGTATTTGAAAAGGTCTCCATTAAATTACGTAGCGCGGCCTGTCCGTTAGCCGTCATGTAATCTGCTTCATCCAATATCACAATCTTCCACTTGTTAAATCCTACCGTGGAAGCAAAGTTCTTGATCTTTGTTCTTACCGTCTCTACATTGTTCTCGTCCGATGCATTGATATACATTACCGTAGCATCAATCGAATTGGCTATTATCTTGGCAAGTGTAGTCTTACCCGTACCCGCATCTCCATAAAACAACAAATGGGGTACATCTTCCGATTCAATCCAAATTTTGGCTTTACCAATCAATTGATCATTCCCTACATACCCATCAAGAGTATCCGGCCTAAACTTTTCTACATAAAGAGTATTTTCTTGATTACCGTACATTTCTTTAATTTCGTTTTATTGCCCGGGCGCGACCGACCTCGTAGGGCCTGTAAGGCCCGGAGGGGGAAGGGAGCTAACCCAACATATTTTCTATCCTAACTCGTTCTTTTCTAACATTCTATCTAATGCCTTTGATAACTGTTCATTAAACCAGTGGGCATGGTCTTCTGGAGACCAATGTCCTTCACCAAAACACTCTTGCAATGAGAACGTCTGATGATCAATTGTTAATTGAGGAGTGGCACATGGGAGTCCATCTGCTGTGAGTCCGGATCTTACTGATAATTCATATAACTTTTTTTCGCTCATATCAACTTCCTGTAGATCCATATCCTCCTTCGCCTCTTTCAGTAACACTTAATTCATCTACCTCTACCGGAGTAACTTTCGGGTATGGCATAATAATTAATTGGCCGATGCGGTCTCCATCTTGATATCTTCGTAGCTTCTGATAATATGTTTTGGATTCGAATCGATATCGGAATGTAATCTCTCCTCGATATCCCGAATCAATTACTCCTACACAATTCGCTAATGAAAGATCTTTCTTTGAAACAGATGACCTCGGGAATATCAATCCAACGTAACCTTCAGGAATCTCTACAGCAATACCTGTAAAGTATTCAATATAATGATGGTCTGCATTTAAGATGCTAGATACACATGATATATCCAATCCGGCATCACCTTCTGTAGCATATGAAGGGATAACTGCACGTTCTGATAATTTTTTGAACTTAACTTCCATTACGCTTCTTGCAATTTAACTAGGTAGTATTTCGAATCATAACTATCATGAGTGAAAGTAACAACTGCCAATCCTGCAGGAGATACTTCAAACTTACCAGATGTAGCATCTTTATTCGCTGTTAAGATTTCTTTGAATAGGTTAGCAGAGAAACATGTTATAGGCATATCACTAGTCGACGTACCATCCAGAGTAAACTGAATCCTATTAGTATTCAAAGATGAATAATTAACTACTAGCTCGATGTTTCCATCTTTACACATGACTCCGAAATTAGTTGCATCTGGCAATGCACTTTTACCTTTAATGAATCTAGTTCTGAAGTCGTTAGTAATATCAATACTTACTACCATATCTGGCATATGCTTAAGATCTGGGACAGGTGGTACTGTCTTAAGATCTGCCAACATAAATGTAAGGTCTACTGCTCCATCGCTAATGCTAATATGTGACGGCTTACCACCGCGTTCTTGAACGGATACATCTAACTTCTCATCCAATACAGTTAGCATTTTAACTAGAGTGGTTGATTCATATACGCCGATTTCATTATCGCCGAAATCCAAATCTTTAACTGCTACCTCTCCGATAACATTATTATCAGCACTAACAAATCTTAGAGATGTTCCGCCATCCTTAGCTTCCCACTTAACAGCTGCAGTTGCACCTCCTAAGTAATACTGATTGATAAATTTAAGTAATCTATTCTTTTCCATTGTTATGTCGTTTCTGTGAAGAATGTATTAAATACGTCTTTATTAATTGTTGTTATACTTTGTCCTCCGAATTTCTTATAGTATTGCTTGTACTTCTCATATACCATAATGGCATTATCCGGATCTTCAAACATTTCATATATACTCTGTAACACTGCTGATAAGTCATTCGGGACCATATATTGAGCTAAATCTCTATGAGCCGCTACAATTTTGTTAGTCTCTGTAATAGTATGATTATACATATGAACATTATGCAATGTCATTCTAGGTATGGCATCTTCATTATACCTATCCAGCATTCCCCATGTAAAGTCATCGCAGGCCGGGCATCCCATTATACAAGGAACTTTTACATCATGATGAAGGTCTGGTACTTTAGTATCAGCTAATAGCAATGTATTACCATCTTCATCTTTCGCACCTTTAGGCATATACACATCACTGAATGATAGCTTCTTGAAGTTATATGAATGCAAATACGTTCCGTATACTGGATACTGACCAGGCGAACTTGAATCAGTGGTAACTGTTATTCTATTACCGTAATGCTTATTCAATAACTTTTGTAGGGTAGCTAAGATAAAGAAATCTGATATCTTTGATATCCCAAGTAAGTGAAGGTATTCTAAGTTCTTGTTTTCAAACTCTCGTTCTTTAAGGAATAATGCAATTGCCCACATGAAATCAACCAACTTCTGCGGACCTCCAATCGCCCAACCGCTAAATTCAAAATGCTTAAACCTATTATACCAATATACATATTCTTGAGGATTCGAGCCCTGTAACATGTTAAGGAACTTAGTCTTACCTGACTGATGTTTTTCGAACCATGCAAAGTTATCATAGCTGATATCAGCACATTGCTCGAACATATTTTCATACTTTGTCTTCGGCGGAATATCTAGGTTAGCTGCAATATCAGAATTAGCTTCTAACCAATGAAATATCTTTTCACGAAGGTCATCTGAATATGTCAATGCGCCCGTCGCAATCTGATATCCGCCTGAATCTCCAAATACTAATACATCAGGACCACAACCGAGCCTTTCGCGCATATCCATCTTTTTGTAGTGGTGGCCGGCCGTTATCAAAAAATACGGATGTCGAAACTCTTCCGGATATTCTTTATCATAAAACCTGCAAGTAACTCCTGAGGCTAATTTCTGATTCTTCATTAATGGTGACGCGAAGCCTCCTGCTGATAATGAAGGAAAATATATAAATTCTTTATCTTTTTGCATACCATGCTAACTTATTAATAAGACCAGTACAAGAAAAATACTGCTCTGTCAATCTATCTCGATCGCTTTCTATGTAATCTGCATACCCGGAATGATATTCCATCATTAACTTGATCTGACTAACCAATTCCTTTTTATGCATTTGATAATCTTCCCAAGACTCAGTCCATATAGATGGATATTTAAACGTCTCATGATACATTTCTGTATAGCTTAGGCGATCCGGGACTAGTGGAATTGCTCCCGCCAAAAGGGCTTCATAACATGAAATTCCCAACGTCTCTTGCAAGTTTGCAGAGAATACCATTTTAGATCTTGATAACAGACTATGATATTCATCTTTAGTCATATCATATTCCTGACAAACTACAAATTTATACTGAGGTAATGCAGTTGCCAGGTCTTTAAATATCCTAGGCTGTTTCTCTTCTGAGATACGATGTGGGAATAAAATGATATCTTCTTTACTTTCGGCTGGCTTAATCAGGTCTTGCAAATATCCCATGGGCCAGCCCGTTAACTCAGTGTTCACTGCCTCGCCATCTTCTTCCGGTGCATCAAACAATCGATTGGTCTTAAACATGAATTGATGGTCCTTAGTAGCAAACCAATTATGATCGATAGCCTGCGCTAACGCGATCTCAGTGTTAATAACCCATCTATCCTTAATCAAACGCCCTAGGAAATCATTTGGATCATAATTGCCGGCATGCCATAGACCGTGTATCACTACTGGAATCTGCAACAATTGACTCATATACTTTAGCTGCAATATTGTAGGATTCCATGCATCTGTATAGATAAAATGGTCCATTGGCTGAATCTTACCTTCAGTGAACAACCGCGCTATCTTCACCATCTGAGCGCTCTTGTATATATTAGTCCCACCAAAGTTTAAGAACGCCCCTGGGGTTGTAGCATTAGGTATATCATTCGGGCCGTCAATGACATTAATATTATAACAACCATCAAAGTATTCTTTAAGTATTTTCGGAAAGAATGTCTTCCACTGGCCGGTATATCTAGACTCAACCGCCTCTAAATCAACAATCCAAATATTAGACATAGTCATACTGATAATCTTCTTTATTTACATGTTGGAAGTTTTCTACCGTGGCACATATCAAATGGTATGGCTTATACTGTACCTTTACGCTGTCTGTCATCTTAAGATCGGATATACCTTCATCTTCAATCATGTACATTAAATGACATTTGATCTTTGCTACTGGAGGTAACTGTTTCAACAGTTCGTTATCTACTTCTAGCGTTACAATCTTATCCCTATCAACTATCATCGCGATAACGTCTTGCATTTCAATTACAAACTCATCTCTTTCAAGTAACTGTTTCACAGCATTTTTACAGAAGTAGATATGCGGTTTAGAAAAAACTCTATTATATGGATGGTCATCATTTTCAAATACTGACATATCATATATAAATGCCGTCTCTATACCTGTTAACCGGCCTTCTACTTCCTTTCCATACCAATACTTTCTATATCCTATCATAGTAACAATATAATAACTAATTTACGTAAATACAAATTAAAATTCAAAAAACTTGTTCAGATTGTTATTTTCGGGTACTGCGCCCCATCCTAATGCGCTATAGAAATCGCCTAATTTATTATGGAATGCCGACTTGAACATATGGTCATAATCAATATATGTCGTAACAAAATTAACTATCTCTTCTGGATCGTCATTACCGGTAAGGGCTAGGGCCTGTAAATGTAATGGATTTGCTTTCAAATAAGCCCATTTAATCTTTTCACCATTACTAATCGGCTTTACCGTATTGATACCTAACTGATATAACATTTCATTATAGTTAATAGCAGCTTTAACATGTACAGGCGTACCTTTCTTATATAAACCGTATTGGCCCTTGCCAGCTAAATACTTCTTAATTTTCTTTACGCCGACTGGCGACATAACTTCTAGTAGCGGTAGTTCTTTAATATGGTCTTTAAAGTCTAACACTTTAGTATCTAAATCTTGCTTATCAATATCATTAAGTATATCCTCTAACACTTCAGCCATAAACTTACGGAAGGCGCTCGGGAAGGATGATCTTACAACATCTAGACCCTTTACATCTAGTTTAGATATTGTATGACCTTCTTGATTAATAAGCCATTGGGCATATCGCTTCTTAGCAACCCATAAGCCGGCTTTGGCTACAAACTCTTGTTTAATGTCAAAACGGTGTTCTGTTACATTATGGAACTTTAATGCATATATATCATACGCATTATTAATAAAGTCTTGAACTTCAGATGCTATTTCTATAGTAGCCTTTGCCATGAAGTCTTCATCCTTGATATCAAAATCTGGATACCTCTTCTTGATAATCGGCAATGAAGAAAAGAATGTCGAATCTGTATCAGTATATATACAATAATCTTTCTTTTCTCCTAATTCATTGATGTAATACTTATTACCAATATCTGCAGTGAACTTGATTAATTGTTGCCCCGTGCTTGTAGTTCCTACAGCATTGGAGGGATCAAAGAACCTGAATGATGCATTACCAAGTACCCCATAGAATGAGTTAAGCAAAATCTTTGTAACTAACTGTCGTTGATCATAGTATTCTGCTTTAGCTTTATCGCCTTCCTTTTCATACTTTTTCCGTAGGTTCTTAAACTCTACACGTTCATCAAACCACTGGTCTAGTATACTAGGCAAGAACCCTTTAATCTTCTTATCATAAATAACACCATTAGCTGCTATCGAGTAATCATTCTCTACCAAATAATTTCTTAAATCTTCCGGCGTTTCCCAGCCATTCCAGCCGTCAGTATAATGAGAGCCTTTACCTTTAACGAAGTCGATGCCATCAAACATTTCCAGTTTTGTAACTTTAGTCTCTGGAGATATGTTAAGTGTCATGATGATAGATGGATACAGCGATGTTAAGTCTAAGTCATATACCCATTTGTATCGACCAGGGTTGGGCGGCTTAACAAAGGCTCCTAATAAATTCAATGGCTCATCGGACTTAGGTGGCTTATTAGGTGCTACAATTCCTTTTCGTTTAAGATACGTTAGTGCGGCTCCATCTAGATATCTTGTAGGGAACAAAAAGTCTTCATATGTTACATGGCCCTTATGACATATACTACGAGCTAGATCGATAAGCCGTAACTTCTGATCTATTTCATATACAAGATCAACATCATTCATGTTATAGTCGATATAGCCTTGTATATCATTACGGAATAAGTCATCTAACGTACCATCATATTGCATCTTACCTTTACCCAATTCCTTTTGAGAAATAGCTTCTAGCGAATAACTAGACTCTTGAGAATAAGTAAAGTTCTTATACAGTGCTATATAATCTAGACATGATACGCCAGCAATACGATATCTATTACGATGTTGGAGCCAGAACACGTCACCTATAGGTGATAGCTGCCGAGCATAAGTTTCAGACATTACTCGGTTCATCCGATTAACTAGATATGGAATATCAAAGAAGTCAATATTCCATCCAGTAATAATTGTCGGATTGATCTTGTTATATGCCGACATGAAGCTGGTTATGAGTGTACGCTCATCTATACATGATATAACAACATACCCTTCTTTCTTTGTAGTCTCTACTATACCCTCTTTATCAAGAATAAATACATAGCGATGATCATTAGCCTCATCATATAACGCAATCGATGTAATTTCATTCTGAGCTTCTTCGGGTGTAGGATAGCCATCTTTAATATCTACCTCAATGTCAATGTACATAACACGATGTCCGATCGACGGCTCATCCGAATCAGTATACATATCTATCAACGTACGAACATCTGGAGCAATATCAGATTCATAAAGACCGGGATGATCTGCAGCAGGAGTATCGATCTTCTTAACGCGGTTACCATCAAGGGCTACCATATCGCCGTAATCAGATCGTTCGTAGCAATACGGCTTGTATTTTATTTTAAGGTGTCCTTTCTTATCATCCCATATATGGACGGTATTAGTAGACTTTTCATATGCACATGCTTGATACATTAGCTATTCTGATTAGCAATTTCAATGTTCTTATAGAACTCGCTACGAGTAGCCGGGTCATCTTTAAATGCGCCTGATAACTTTGTTGTTTGCATTGATGCGCCTTTATGTTTAACACCTCTACACTGTACACAGTTATGTGTCGCTGTTACCATTACAGCTACTCCAGCATTTGCTCCAATAATTTCTCCTACAGCGTGATGGATAGCAATTGTTAACTGCTCTTGTATTGCCCCGCGCCTGGCAAAGTGTTCTACAAGCCTATTCAACTTTGATAAGCCGATTACATTACCGCCTTCTTCTGGGATATATGCTACAGTAGCATTGCCGGATATAGTTTGATGGTGATGCGAACACATTGACGTAATAGGAATATTTGATTCCTGTACTATGCCATCATAGCCATCACTAGGAAATGATGTAACAGTAGGTGGGAGATCATACCTACCTGCCCATAAATCATTAACATATGCCTTTGCAACTCGGTATGGGGTCTTATCTGAATTAGGATCATCTTCCCAATCAACACCTAGTGCATCCAGGAACTTACCATATGCTTCAGCCGCATTATCAATTATTTCTTGTTTCTCTTCATTTGAAAGTGGTTCAGTCAACTCCCCATTCTCAAGGTTCTTTTTATACAGCTGAGACGAGATCCCGTTTGCAAATCCCGCTTTAGCCTTTTCTAAGCCTCCTTTCCTATATGTCTGTTCTGTCATCTAGTTTTCCTATTAATAAACGTAATTCACTAAGTAATACTTCAACTTCTATCGGGTCCATTGTAATTGCACAACAGACATTAACATTTTCCTCTATCGTATCCATGATAGAGTATATACGTTCATATGTGTTAAGATTCTGAGCCATACATTTTGACGTCGGCTTCTCGTATTAATACATACTCTTCATCATCGATCTTAATACTATTACCATTCTTTCCAGACAACAAGTTTGTTGCTGCTAATATACGATCGCCGGGCTGGCACGTCATAGGTATACGAGTCCCTGTTTGCGTGAATAGGCCCGGGCCTGCAGCCATTACTATTCCATACTTTAAAGATTCTTCTTGTCCTAATATAATACCAGATGATGTCGTATCTTGAACATCTTCAGCCTTTACGAGTAGCTGATCTCCAATTGGTTTCATTTCCATAACTAGTTAAATAATTTACACGCCGCGTTCTTGATTGTACGCTATAATATGATCGCGACCTGTCATATTATAACCATGCTCTGCTACCATTTCAAATACAATCGGGTACATTTTAATCAATGTCTCTCTCGTATCGCCTGCAGGCATAATATATGTTTTTTCTTTTGGAATTCCTAATTCTAGCCGATAATCTTCGATTTCTTTTAAGTTATCAGCAGTACCATCCCAGACCGGTTTATAATGATAATCACTATGGTAGTCTATCATTTTACGAATAGCATCAGTATTCATACGTAACCTATTATGAATTTTAACCATTCGGTCATCAACCGTACTACCATTAGGAGTCTTTGTTCCAACTACCGGGACAGAGTTACTAAATTTAGGACTAATCGAAATTAATCCTAGCGGATAATCTGTTTCTACATAATGAGATCCTTCTGTTTCGATCGTAACAAATATCCCACGTTCATTAGCAAAATGACTTATCTCATTTACTAGTGCTGGATGCATTGTCGGCGATCCTCCAGTCAACATCATTTCTTTAACTTGGGGATTCTCGTCATAAATTTTAATGATATCATTGAAACAAAAAGTTCCTTTCTCTGGATGTATAGATGTATACCAAGAATCGCACCAACCGCCTTCGCCGAAAAAGCAACGGTGAGTGCACGCCGTGGTGCGTACAGCAATTGTTGGCATACCTTGACGACTTCCTTCGCTCTGAACGCATCGATATATTTCCAATATTGGAAGTACTTTGTTATAATCTTCAATACGGTTCATTTTTTCTGTTAATTTACTCATATTAAGATTTTAAAATTTTTCTTATCATAGTATCAGACGTATTAAACATCTCGCCTAATCTAGATGCTGATATTCCTTGTTTACGTAACATACAAATTTTTTCTTTATTATCCCACAAGTCTTGACGTTTTTTTTGTTTTAAGTCTTTTCTACTTTTTTGTGACTCCGATGGATTTCGTTTTTTTACATTATTTTGTGTTAATATTCTACTAATCACGGACGGATGACAGTTATATCGTTTAGCTAAAACAAATACGCCATCGCCGGTATTGTATTCTTCAATGATTTGACCCGTTTGTTGTTCTACGTCTTTTCTCACAATAGCACTCCTGTATTTTTTACGGGTTAATTTATTAGATCCACTTTGAGTTCTTTTTACGTCACGTACAACCCTACGAATTAAACTAGCGTCACAATTATATAATCTACTCAATTCTTCCGCCGATTTTCCATTTATGTATTCATTGATAATCTTTTTGCTATTATCCCATATATCTTTTCGTAAATTACTTAGCGGCGCGCCCATTACTCCACCTGTTGCCCCATTATACGTATCTTCTCGAATTACAAATTTTTTATCAACTAATTCGGCTTCTTTTAATTCTGCTTTCTCACGAGTTTCAAATAAAAACAATATTTCTTTTTTATAGTTGTGAATACCATTCAATTTTATCTCATTTAATAACGGAACACAAGACCCCATATAATCTACATCTTTGTACGGGTTATTTGCTGTCCTTACGCCTATATAAATTTTATTATTTATTAAATTTGTTATTTTGTAAATATAATGTTGTTTCATTTATAATCTCCTTCTATAATAAATATAAGGAAATTATAAAAACATTGATGTTGTTTTGGTTTATATTACCATACCTTGACGACTTCCTTCCGATTGAACAGCCCTGTAGATCTCGAGTATCGGTAGTACTTTGTTATAGTCTTCAATCCGTTTCTTCATAAATCGAACTATTTTTATCGTTTTCAAAACATTCTACCTTAATACACTTACAACGACCGCCATCAGTTTTCGAAAGGACTTCATTGAACTTATCAAATACTAATTTAGCACAAGACTCAGCTCCCATCTTTTCTAAGAAGTGTACTTTACATAAGCCTTCCATGGCCATTTGCTCAAACAAGTCTCTGTAAGGATCATCTCCCTGTATTAACAATGTGTGATCCCACATATGGTCCATCCAATCTTTAAGTCCATTTCCTTGTGGAGCTGGTTTGAATCCCGAGTAGTCAACTATCCAGTTCATGTCATCCAATTGCTTATCTACATCAGGCTCATTGGATGCAAACCATACTTTAAATTTAAAGGAATATCCATGTAAGAGCTGGCAATGCGAATGTTGAGCTTTCCATTGTCTAATAGCAACAGAATAATTATCGAATAGTTTCGTACTTAAATAACGTGCCATAATATTTCCTGTTTATTTAATTATACCTAACTTTTCGTCAAAATCTTTAGGCGTTTCTCTCAAATACTTATTGTAAAAGTATTCATCATCGAGTAAGTCATCGCCGTACTCCCCGCGAGCGTCTTCTAAACGTAAAAGAATTTCTTTTGTCTTACTCATATCTTAATATATGAAAGATGATTCAAATAACCAAATCAATCGATTACTTTTAAGTAAGTAAATAAATATGGTTTGTTCAAGTAGTGTCCTGTAAAGTAATCAATATCTACTTTATCTAAGCCGTATAATTTAGCTTTATACACTGCCTGCTCATATTCGTCTAACTTAGCCCATTCATCCTTACGAGCGACTAGCTCTGCACCTTTGGCTTGCCAATCTGTTGTTTCAATAAATGTTTCCAGCTTCTCGACAATATCAACAAACTTATCATAATCTCTACAATCTAGTTCTATATGAAACATTTCTATAACCTGATCTTCGTCTATCCAATCGATTGCAAAATCTAATCCATACTTAGGCTTAGCAAAAACTAACTTACGAAGTTTAGGATGACGTTTGGCATGATTAACTAATTGCGTACGAGCCTTTCCGGCAAATCCAAATCTATGTAAGATATGGGCATGATCGATAAAAATGTTCGGATGATGTTCAATCTGATCATACCAATGTTGTAATACAACATTCAATGCATCGTCAGACACTCTACGTGCCATTCTATCTTCAGTATGGATGTTAACCTCATTGACAGCATGATATTCTTTTTCAATCGAGTTAAGTTGATAGCCTTCACGATCGAAGAAATCTAATTCCCAATCAACTGAATATTCTTCGATTGGCTTCTTGAGCCAAAGATCTTTAATGATCTTGGTTTTGTTTCTTTGAAACAGCATCGGCAAACTCTATATCTTTTTGTGTAATTGCATTATGTGAATGCGAATATATTGTAATCTTTACAGTATCATATGTGAAGAAAATATCAGCATGGTGATCCATTTTTTCTGATATCTTTGCTACATCATTAACAAATTTAAGCGTCTTTTTATAATCTTCAAATTTACTATCTAATACAATCTGTACTATACCTTTATCATTAACTTCGACTTGCCAATCTTTTGCTCCAACCTTAGATAATTGCGATGTAACTTTATCTTGCGGAATAATTACCGTATCCGGATGTTGGGTGTCTGCTAATCGACTCGCTCCGACTTTGATCGGTTCGTACGCCTGTTCTACTATCTTGCTGAGCTTTATCATTCATTAATAAATATTTACGTACTTAAACATCTAGTCATGCTATCAGTTTAATTTATATGCAGGAGTATATGTCCATGCTAGCCAATACTTCTCTCCGTTAAGGATATGAGATGCGGTTGATGCATACTCGCCGGCGAATTCAGACATATAATTGATCATCGTAAAGTGATCATTAAACAAGGTAAAGTTCCTAGCATCAGGATACTCTTCATCAAAAGTTAAACCATTATACGTCCTTTCCTGTAATTCAAAAAGCATATACTTTAGATACTCTCTATCTACACGCGGGATTGATTGGAAATCGAACGTTACTTCTACTCGATTCAGTTTAACTTTTCGGTTCTCTTTTACCATTAATGAACTGTTTTTGTATTAATAAATATGTAATTGTAATTGCAAAAGCAATTAAACTTGTAACTATTTCAATATAAAAAAAAGATTTCAGAAACACAAATTATCTATCAACTTTCTTCATCTTCCGAAGATGTTTGTTCAAAATTATATGTACGTATACGTTCCAAATGTTCTTGTATATACAATGTCAATATCCAGTCATCTAATACCATATATCAAGCCGTATTGGCTCTTAATACAATACTATCGCCTGTCCAGTGTGTGTTTGTACGACCAATCTTCCATCCTATAGGCATATTCTTTTTAATGTATGCCATGTACAGCTTGAATCTACGATCATCATCTGCATTAGACTTTGTAGGGGACATTTCTATCTGCTTTAAATTTTTATTCTTCTTGATAACATCATTTACAATATCTATTATAGTAGCCATTATACGAAATATATGTCCGGAATTAACATTTAATATATGCGGGTCTTGGCCTGATTCTACTTTCGATGGCCGGAAGGATATATCGCATGTAGTGCGATTTTTATCAAATGGGACTTCAACTTGATACTCGATATCAGCTCCATCTGCATCTGGATTAGGAACATCAAATGTATACATGTCTTCTTCAAGTTCAGATGTTACAGTAGTTTTAGGGCCAGTCCATTCAAACGGCTTAGTATTTGACTCGCCAACTTCGTTCATTATTTGTTTTATGATATTAGATAATTTCATATTCATTTCAACATATTTTTTACATAGATAAATTTATAACCTTTTGTAGATTTACCTCTACCATTTAATACATTACTAATGTCAGCCTGTCGTATATTAAGTGCATTAGCTGCTTCAGTCTGGCTACTGAATACGCGATTTGTGGTTGTTTCTACGATAGGAGTACGACTCTTTGATTTTTTACCACGCTGTGATTTGCCTGGATCACCAGCTGATATCAGTTTGGATATTTCAGCAGGACTAAACTTACCGGTTTTCGTCCAATGGATTCGTTTGCTAGAATCGTATTCCTTTTTAACTCTAACAGACGCCTCCTTTTTAGCTTTATCAGACTTTTTAAAAGTTCTGCCTCCTGTGTTTTTAGGAGGTTTTGCATCAACTTTTAAGTTAGTTAATACGTCAAAATTTTCACGTATGTAATCTTCTTCTAACTTATACGCTAAATCTTCGTCTTCTATATCCTTGTGTAAAAAGATTACGCCAGGCTGTAATCCTTCTGCCTGAATACGCTTTATCTTATTTTCAGTTGGATTGTTTTTACCATTACCAGACCAGTGACCAGAGTGGCTTTTCCACCTATCTCCTTTGCCTTTACCGCAATAGAAGACTTTATCGTTATGCCTAGGGTCTGTTAATAGGTAAATATAGTACATAATCACTTCAGCATATTTTTAACAGCATTTGGTCCTGACCACATTCTGCATGACCAGTACCTAGCAGATGTCTTAGGACCGGGAGAATCACAATTATGTCTAGCACGGAATGATTTACGTCGTTCTGGATCTTTTGTCTTTATACTAAGGCCGGTCGTATCTCCAAATGATACTTTACGTACATTACCAGACTTAGGATCTTTAACATATACATAAAACTTTTTATTGCCACCGCGTTTCACTTTATTCAACTCTACATTCCTTCCTTGATACTCTGCTTCTAATATCGGAAATGGTTTGCTAGATTCTACAATTTCTAATTTGAGTTTATTGCTTTGAAATATAATTCGTTCCATATTATAAATATACTATTTATGCTTTACTAAATTAGTATTTCCTTTCATATGTCTAGGAATATATGGGCAATTACTACAACCTAATCCACAACAATACCCGCGTTGAATAAGATATTCTCTACTGATAGGTCGATTATACGATTTCACAACTACCTCCAGCACAAGCCAGCTCGCCCTTCAAATCCGTCATATCTTCTTCTTCGATTACTTTAGTAAGATCAATATCTGTTAATGATTTCATCATTTCATGATACCGTTCCTCGGTAATATCTTCAAATGGAGCCTGGGTATATGTACCTCCGTCATATGGTAGTACTGATAAGCCATTGTAATGTTCCCGCTCAGACCACATCCATTCTCCCGCAGGATCCCATTCATGTTCCCGTAGTGATATAGTAGCCGATACGTTATGCGTGTTGTTTCCAGAACGATGGCCTGGGCGAATCCATTCTTGAGCTACACGTTTAACGCGTTCTAATAACTGGAACGGGGACTCTGTTCTCATGATTGCACCTGCGGGCGCTTTTTGAGGTATTGAAATTACTGCAGTATCATGCGGCCTGAAATATTCATCTTCAATAAGTTCTGGGTGATTCTCTACCAAATATTTATAGATAGATTCATTCTTACCTACCCGTATACGTCTGATGTAATAGTCATTATGCCAAGCATGTATTCCAGATGACGTTCCCAGAGTTAATGATGTCGTTCCTGCCGGCTTAACCGTTGTTGTTCGAGCTGCCTTATTAATTCCAATTAACTCGGCTACACGCGCATTTTCTTTCTTAACAATTTTAGCAGCTTCTTTCATATCATACTCTAATACTGCTGCCGATGCAATTCCTGTCATTGATACTCCGATAAGAGCATCCTTTTCTGTAGTACGCTTCCATACAGGTCTAAGATAATGAAAATCTGTATACCCCGCCTGTAACGTAC